CAAAAGGTGGATTACATCAAAAGGTGGATTACATCAAAAGGTGGATTACATCAAAAGGTGGATTACATCAAAAGGTGGATTACATCAAAAGGTGGATTACATCAAAAGGTGGATTACATCAAAGGTGGATTACATCAAACCAGCAATGGCCGTAATAGCATTGTCATTCAACTCAAATCGCGTGCCAATGATTTTTGCCCGAATGGTGTCGTCCTCTTTGATTGTATCAAAATGGGGGTTCATATTCTGATGGTCCCGCGCAATAAACACGATGATTGGCACATTCTCGTCGGCATCTACCACATGGGCGTGGATGCCCGCCTTGGTGATATTCTGTACGACGCACGATACCTCTATATCCTTGATAGGATTACACACCATAGACCGAAACACCACGTGAAACTCCACATGGTCGTCTTTGATGAGTCCCGGCGAATATGACATAATATCCATCTTCTTGGGACATATGTATCCTTCCACGCAACATTTGCCCTCCATACTGGTCACGAGTTTCTTGGTCAAATTGACTTTCACATTTTTGCCAATTTCCGTGATTTTGAGCGCGATTTTTCGGGTTAGGAGCGATTCAACATATACGCTGTTATATTCTTTCTTATCGTATGTGCGTTCCATTTTATAGAAGTATATTATGATTTTATATTTTTATAAATACAAATATAAAAAATCAATTTTTCACATATATCCTCTATAAAATTGAATTATTAGAAACAGTCTGAACTAAATAGAACCCGCCATTATCTTATAACAATGACATTTTATAACGCCCCAGAACCCCAACACAATTACGTATATGAACTAAACCAATGGACTGTCCGCTCGTTCGTATATTACAATATGACCGACAAATATTACATCGTGATTTCCGAAAAAGAAACCGAGTCCGAAGAACACGATGAGTTCTATTTTCGGTCGCGCAACAAAAACCGCATCGTCCATTATTTGGGCTCGTTGTATAATGAATCCGCGATTGTCGGGTTACGGCTATATGACTATTCTGTCTTGCCCTCCGAAACATCGTTTGACTTCTTAGACAATTGGTCGCGCGCCTCATCTGACATAGAGGTTCCGCGAAGCATCTACATTACCGACAGCGCAATGATACTCTCGCTTTTGAAATGCTTGTCGCATTTACAGATGTCTGTCGGGCTCCCTCCCCTACGGGTGGGAGGTAGCCCTTAGGGAAATGCTGGCATTTCCGGAACAGATGTCTGTCTGACCTCCTCCCCTACGGGTGGGAGGGAGCCCTTCGGGAAATGCTGGCATTTCCGGAACAAAACAATCGGGCCTAGCCTCTATATCTTCAACCGCTGAATCTTGTTATAATTCGCCATCTCTTGGCGCATAAACCACGGTTTTTTTCGCGACGCAATCTTTCGCATTACGATTTCAAGGATAATTCCCAGCGCAATCTTACTCATCTTCGTCGTCGTTTCCGCCTCATATTGAATCTGGATATTTGCGGCCTTTAGCACATTGTTTAGAAGCACGATAATATCGCCCTTCGCCTCCTGCATCAGATATGCGCCAGGGTTGTTACGTTTCAACAAAAACTGTTTGATTTTGAACACGGAAATACCGGTTTTGAATCCCCCGAAAAAGCCCACAATTTTAGGCAAAGAGAGAGGCTCCGTGAAAAGCCGTTCATTCAATACGGGGTCAAACGTTTCCATGCGATAACTTATATCGCTCCAATCTGCCAAATCAAAGAGCACATTTTCGTCGTCTTTCGCAATAAGAATGCCCCGGGTGTCCTCTATTTGGAACACCAAGTATTTGAAATACTCCACCGTATATCTTTCCAGATTGGTAGATGGTATATTCTCGGCGACTGCCCATTTTGCCAGGGTCACGCGGTCCTTGTATTCCAGCGAGTTCAGCGCATGTTCCCAAATATAGGGCATCAGGTCTGCCTCTATTATCCCATGTTTTTCTAGCAATTGTTTTTTCGCAGTGTAATCAATGAACTCCGCCACTTTTTTCTTGGAGGAACTGGCCTTGTAACTATTCATATGGTTGTACCAGTCTTCGTCGTTCGCCTCGGTGACGGTTGCTGGACCAAGAGCCCGCGCTACATTCATCTCAATTTCGGCTAAAATGCGGCGGACGTCGGTGTTTGCCATAGGCAATGTTTCAGCAGTAGGCAATGTTTTATTTGCCGTAGTTATTTTTTCAGCAGTAGGCAATGTTTCAACAGCCTTGGTCATCGGCACCTGTTCTATAATCACCGGCGAAATCCCCACACGAATCCTCTCATTCTTCACCTGAACGGGCACCATTGAATCAAACACCGACGAATGTGGGTCGCTCACCTCCAGCGGCTGGAAAAGGTAGTATTTGTCGCGATTTATCAACCGCCCCACCCGCCCATATTTGTCGGTAAATGTCCGCGTCGGATTCTGAACAAGCTCGGTCAAGGCAAAATACAAATTGTACTTAGAGGCCGCACCCACCATATTCTCAATCACGTCATAATGGAGCGCGATTTCGCGGCCAATAATGGCGCTCACTTTCTCTATCAGCTTTTGTAGAATAAATGCGCTGGGTTTCGTAATCAGGATGCCCTGCTTCTCCTCCGGCATCGGTGTTTCCGGCAAACAACTGTATTCGCAATCCTCCATATAATCGCACGCGGAGGAATTGGGTTTATCGCCCACTTGAAACAACTGGGGTTCCGTCATCGTAGAGGAGCGAATCATCACTTTCCCAACGGCGGTCATATTCACATCCGTAAAATAGGTTTGCGAGTGATTCAGCACGCAATCCACCGAAATCTGTTTCAAAAGCCGGGTCACCTTGCCGATGTTTTGCGCCTTCTTCTCGGCATATTGGTAGACATATGTGTCCGCCGAAAACACGTCTGCGACGGCGGGGAGCGCCGCGTGTAAGTAAATCTCCACATTCCTCTCTTCAAACTCCAATTTACAATGACTCAAATTGCGCACGCCGCGCCCCACAATCTGTTCAATGCGGTTCAAATTGTACCACGGGTCCAGAATATGAACCTGGCGCACGTATTTGAAATCCAAACCCTCCGACGCCGCGCGCGAAATGAGGATGACGCGCACCAGGGCGCCGTTCTTATTGGCCTCTCCCGTAGCATAATTGATATCCGCCGCGTTGTTCTGCGAGAAATACTTGTCCCCCGACAAAATCATATATTTCGCTGGACTGAACTTTGTGCCCGGCACGGCGGGTTTCATCGTGATGGCGTCAATCGGCTCGCTATCAATCGCGCCCGGTTTGAACAGTTGCGTGGCATTCGCGGAGGTCCCATAGCGAGTGAATCCCATCTCCTCTAAGGCCAACGATACGGGCACGATTCCGCCATCAATGTATTGGGTATAAATGATGATGATACCACGCGAACGCCGAACGCACGAGCAAATGTCGGCGATTTTGGAACTGTATTTGCGCAACTCGGTTTCGTGAAATACGCGGGGGATGCCGCGCTTGTACTCATAATTGTATTTGCGGTACTCATATACATCGCCTCTCTTCTCGCTCTTTTCCACAAAGGACATATTGGTCTGGAGCCCCTCTTTGCCGACAAACTTCGCATCCCCCGACACGCGATGAAATGTCATATTCAGGGCTTGTAGAGGCATTTGGAGTTGGGCGTATCCATAACTCTCGTTGTTAAAATCAATATTCACGGCCGAGTTCATATATTCGCGCATAATGAGTTCGTAAGATTCTTGCTGATAAGGGTCCAAAGTGGTATAGTAGAGAGGCGTATTTATCGGCGTTTTCGCGAGTTTATTGTTGTCCGGCGCGAATGCGTCGGGATAGATACGAAAAGGGAACGTGTATGGGTTTTCACCGCGAACATAGGACACGTATCCGTTCAGTTTTTGCTGTAGCAAATCGGGGTTCACTAACACGCCTTCGGCGGTAAATGCGTCCTCATATTGAATGGGGGCCCGGCGGTCATTGATATTGAGCAGGTTACATATCCAGATGATTTCGCGGGGGGAATTGAACATCGGGGTGGCAGACATCAATATGAGGCGGAGGTTGTCGGCATGCGTGGCGACACGCAACAACAATTTGGCGAGCCGCTTGTCCTCTTTTGCGCAATTGTGGACCTCGTCAATGATAATGAGCCGATTGTTGAAAATACGCTGGATATTTTGGACCTCTATTTGCTCTCTTAGCGCGTCGTCTTCTGCGGCCTCGTAGACGGCGTTATATACGTTTTCTTGGATGAAGTTGGCCAGCTGTAAGTAGCCCATGAAGGCATAACTTGTATTGACGATTGTTTTCACTTGGGACACGATTTTGTCGCGACTAATGTTGGCGCCGACGGGGTTTATTTCACGGATGAGCTTGTTTCCAACACACGAATTGTTTTTCCAGACTCCCTCTACGTGTTTCAATTTGGTTTCATCAAATAATTGTAAGCGAAAATTGTTTTGGACGTTGCTAGAGGCGATAACCATGATGCGTTGTGTGATGCCGGCGTTTTTCATATAATCGCGCAATTCTTCGGCGATGCCGATGGCCGAGCACGTTTTGCCGGTGCCGACGCCGTGGTATATGAGCAGCCCCTTATATGGCGTATTCTGGGAGATGAATGTTTTGACAAACAATTGGCGGGCTTGTAGTTCAAACTCGGGGTTTTCGCAAATCATATCGGACGTTTCCTTTAGAGGTTGGGTGATATCGGCGTCGTAGGTGAATGCGCTGAACTCGTTGCGTTTGGCGATTTTTTGATTTAGAAAGGGGTCGTTGAGAGAGGGATACAAGAATGAACTGTTTTCCAGTTTGTGAAATGCGTCCGCGTTTCTCAAAGTGCTTATGCCGTGCGGACGCTCGGCATACAGAAGCGGACCGTCGGAAATTGGAGCCTCTTCTTCTTCTGGAGATTCCTTAACCGTTGATTCGCCTTCTTCTGGTGATTCATCTTCATCTACAGATTCCTTAACCGGTAATTCCTTTTGTATCAAATCATCTTTTGGCGATTTTAAACTACCTCTCATAATTGGTTTGTATTCATCGGCATTTATTAATTCAAGGCGTCGTAATTCTTTGTCAACCGTATTTCCTTTAGATTCATCGGACGAAGGGGTCTGGACCACATTTTCTTTGGACTCCTTAGTCTCTGGAGTATCCTTGGTATCAGGAGACTCCTTGGTCTCAGACTCCTTAGTCGGAGTATCCTTAGTCGGAGTATCCTTGGTATCAGGAGACTCCTTGGTCTCAGGAGACTCCTTAGAAGGTGTCAAAATAGTATTCAAAACATTCCCAATTGATTTCAACAACGATGGCTCCTCTTTTATTTTGCGCTGCGTACCACGCTTTGCAAATTGCCGTCTTTTATATTCTTCATCCGACATACATTCGTTATTATAATTTGGCCGCCGTCGTGTTCCGGTTTTACACCTCGGTAATCGGGGTTTCTCCATATATGTATATTATATCCACATACATATATTATTTTGTACCAACAAGGTACTTGCGTTAAGTCCAGACCTTTGGTCAAGACACACTCGGTCAGACCTTTGGTCAAGACACAGTCGGTCGGCCTTATGCCAACGTGGTCGTACAAGACGTCAGCACAATATTAATATTTGATAAAATCCGTTTTTTTTCTAAATTATATGGTCTTATCGCACCCAAGCATTCATTGAACGATTTCCACTCCACTTTGCTGATTTCAAACTTATCCATATCTGTCATTTTCTCAGCGACGCTCGTATTGTAATCTACATACATCAAGAAATACCGATGTTTATACGACTTGTAGTTGGACCCCATAAAAATCTCCTCGTGCGGCGCCAAATTATTAATAACAAACGTCATATTGCGCGATTTGATACCAGTCTCCTCGTAAAACTCGCGCAGAGCACAATCAATATCACTCTCGTTGTAGTTGCGCTTACCCTTTGGAAACCCCCATTCGGGTTCATCCCACTTCGTCGGACATTCGTTTATCATCGTCGCCAATGTGAAAGTCGGCGGACATGCTTGAACAAACATATTTGGCGATACACCATTGGAATCCCTTTGGGAAAATGTCAAATCCCTTTGGGAAAATGTCAAATCTGCCACCTCTTTTCCTGACGGATCTATCTCCCTTACGGGAGAAGTCGTTGTTTTACATGTCCAAAGGTGTAACCCGTTTACGTTTTGAACCGGGGCAGGATTCATCTCTTTATCGGTCATTGACCACAAAGATTGTGAATCCGTACCTGCGGATTTACTGTCTAAGATACGTTCGTATCTTCTAAGCGGATTCGCCGATACTTGCGCATCGGCTACATTACTGTCGTTGATACGTTCGTATCTTCTAAGCGGATTCGCCGATACTTGCGCATCGGCTACATTACTGTCGTTGATACGTTCGTATCTTCTAAGTGGATTCAAATATACGCCGTTTTTCAACTGGTTAAACTTTTCACGCGACACCATTTCTTCCGTTTTATACCGACTTTCGCCATATTCATACGACGGCGATTTATTGACGGACAATCCCGGTGGCGCAATCGGCTTATCCCAGATTTTTTCCCAGATTTCATCAAACGTATGTTCTAGCAACATCGTCCTCTCTTGAACCGTCATCTGGGAAATCATATTCATAATATAATATTTGTTGTTCACCGAGTATTTACCGCGAATAAAATCCATCAAGCCGAGCGTGTCCTTGCGCCGTATCATCAAATATTCAATCGCCTTTGTTTCCGGATGTTTACGATATGCGATAATCCCATTGCTGGTGATTGGCATTTTACATTGGTATGCAGAATGTCCGCGTTTACCACAATTATTACAGCTCATCCCGTAGGTCTCTCTACCTAGTGTATGAAAATACTTCTAAATACTATCTGGTAGTATATTAATTGATGTCCTCGGAATCCGCGAAAACCTGGGGTCCGCATTACTGGTTTTTTATGATGTCGGTCGCCCTCTCTTATCCCGATTTCCCCAATGAAACTATCAAGCGCAAATACTACGATTTCTTTACGAACTTCGGGCTTTTTATCTCGGACCCCGATATGGCCAAGCGATTTAGTGGAATGTTGGACCGCTACCCGATTACACCCTATTTAGGTAGCAAAGATTCGCTGATTCGGTGGGTCGTATTCATCCACAACAAATACAATGAACTGTTGGGTAAACACGAGATTTCGCTGGACGCGGCGCTGGCCGCTTATTATGACCAGTTTATACCGAAGCCGGTTTATTTACATCATAAGTTGCGGATGCGGCGATACTGGATACACGCGGCGTTCATTATGTTGTGTTTTGCGCTCATCTTTTGGTTAGTCTAGACGCCTACCTTTGGTTAGTCTAAGCTCACCTTTTGGCCCACCTTTTGGTTAGCTCACCTTTTATACCGTACCAAAATATATAGGAGATGCGTATTGAAATATTTATTTTGTTGGTAACTGGTTTTTTGATTGCCAACGTCTATACGGACGGCAAATACTGGAAACTTCTACAAACCAACCAGAAATACTATAAAATGGGGGGAATCGCTCTGGGCGGGTTCATGTTGTTTGTCCTCTTTAAGAAGTTTCCCGCGAAGGCGCACGACATTCTGCGTGGGTCCAATGAATATCTCAAATACTTGCCAGTGGACCGCGAAACAACCTCTATGCTTAGTCCCATTTTAGACTTCACTTCCAAACAAAACTTGTATGGTGATATGGATGATATGTCGTTTCCTGTAGCACCGATGGCGCCGGCGGGGTCCATTGACCGCTTGTCAAGGTCTGGCCAAAACGACCAAAACGTTAGTGGCATAAGCGGTGGCGGCCAAAACGATAGTAGAGGCATAAGCGGCAGCGGAACAAAAGCCACCAAGCGCTCTGTCAGTGAGACCAAGAAGAAGTTCGTCGCCAGCAGTCAAAACTGGAAGTGCGGCGACTGCAGCGAGCAACTGTCCGCATGGTTTGAAGTAGACCACAAGGTCCGACTGGAATACGGCGGCAGCAACCACATTGATAATTTAGTCGCTCTTTGCCGCGAATGCCACGGCCGCAAAACCACGATGGAAAATCTATAAAAATAGAGGCATAATATAAATGGACTGGGAATCAATTACAGGGATAGTCACCAACAATTTGGCTATTTTCGCAATATTTATTTATTTAATCACAATCTCCTTCTTTTTAAATGACAAGCCCTCCATAGATAGTCCGCTGTTTTACGGCCTATTAATCATCGGACCTCTCTTGATAAGCGTATTTTATTCATTTTCGGGGAACATTTTTGAATCCGCCACCAACATATTGGTATCAGCAAAAGACAATTTTTCAGGCGCGACCGTTTTGAAGATTTTAGCAGCAATCGCGGTTTTATATGGGTTAAGCCAGCTTTCCATTTCCTCATTGGGCATACAAGCATTGGCATACGGCGGAACTATCATTGGCATTCTAATTGGCATTGTGGCGCTCGCAATTGCCGCCAAAATCAACCGAGCACGCATCTACAATATGACTGGGCTAAGCGGATTCATCGCGAACTTCATATTTTTTATCCCTTGTTTGCTCTCCGATTTTGTGGAATACATGTACGGCGATTTTGCCACTACGCCCAAGGTGGTGTATATCTTGTTCGTCTTTGAGCTCATCCTCATCCTCCTCTATTTATACCTTCCAAAATTGCTGAAAAAGATGGCAGAACGAGAGGGAAACATCATCATTGACAAACCAATCAGAATCAATTACAAGAACGACGCGACTAACTACATTGACATGCAGACCAACAGCGAGTCTGTAGCGTTATCCGCCATTACGCGAACCGCCATCAATGTTCGCGACAAATTTGCGCTATCCATGTGGGTCTATGTCGTCCCAATGCCGCCCAATCACGCGCCATATAACACGGAGGCGAATATTTTCAATTTCAATAAACATCCACGAATCATATACAATGGCACGGACAAGCGATTTAGCATTTATTATAGCAATAACAATACCGACATATTTGATGCGCCCCTGGAGAAATGGAATCATATGCTCATCAATTATAGTAGAAACACAGTTGACTTTTTCTTGAACGGTGTCTTGGCAAAAACGCACACGCGTGTTCGCGCCGACGAGTCGTTCAATGTCGGCGATATTTTGACAACGGGGCAAGAAAACGGACTCCAGGGCGGAATTGCCAGAGTCGTTTATTATGAGAGGCCCCTCTTAGCATATGAGGTCGGCAAGATTTATAATTACGAAAAGGATTTGGTTGGGTATGAATAATGTTGATGATGCTCCGCTCTGCTTACCCCTTCGGGGACGCATCATCTAATCCGTTGAAAAAAGGCGTCCTGAAGGGAGCCTTTTTGACAATAATGTTGATGATGCTCCGCTCTGCTTACCCCTTCGGGGACGCATCATCTAATCCGTTGAAAAAAGGCTCCCTTCGGGACGCCTTTTTGACAATAATTATATCTGTCCAACATATACATATGTTTGGAGGACAGTCAATAGAAACCGCTTATCCCATTATCAAAGAAACCATCCCTGCCTCTCATTTAGGATACAAAACCAACAATCGTTATGATGGATTTCCACCGCTGATGAGCGACGGTCGGTCTATTTTTGCGGGGGCGCGGTCAGAGACACTTCTACAAAACACGATATTGAAGAACATGAACAGTAATCTAGATGAGAAGTCCAGCATCAACAACGCGCAGTACCGTGAATATATGGTTAAGAACGCGCGTAAAATCATGGAGGACGACTTCCGCAATGCCAGCAATGATGTAGGCTATTATGAGAGGTTTGCGAACCAGCTCCCAAAGGGAGCCGGCATAAGCACTTCGGGATCGCCCTACCTCTATGCAGATATCACAGATAGTGCGAGACCTCTTGGGTATTCAGATAGCGATTTGAAGGCGATTTATTTGTCCAGAGAGGAACTGGACGCCCGACGGTCCACGGCGGCTTTTCGCCCGATGTAATATGCGCGGCGTTTGCCCGATGTAATATGCGCGGCGTTTCGCCCGATGTAATATGCGCATAATTATTGAGTAATGTATTGTACTCAATAATTTGACAACAATGATGAGAGGCTATAAAATATAATGGTAAATATATAATGAGTAAAAAACCATTGGGTCTATTTAATCCGAATTCACTTAGTGTATTTAATCCACCCTCTATGGAATCACGCCATAACCCTCTACAAGAGGTTGATACATATATTATAGGTTTATCCGAAGGTATTCCAAGATGTGAAGCCGAATTTGTAAAATCTTTTATGACTAACGGAATAGCATTAAATGACGGCGCATTTGGTAAAACTTATATAAATCGGGATAGAACCAATGTTATGAAAATGATTGATTTACAAAAACGGTATAACATGTTGTTAAATTATTCCGAAAACGAAATAAAATCTATAATAATAGGCGAACTAAAAAGCGAGATTGAATACTATCATACTATATCCAGCATTTGCGATAATGTATGTAAGTTTTTAGGATACTACTATGATACCGCGTCAAAAACAATATATATCCTTATGAAAAATTGCGGAACCGATTTATTTGATATTTACGCAAGAGAACAAAAACCGAGTTTAGAACAAAGTATTGGAATTATTAAACAAATGGTGGACGCATTGGATTGCTTACATAGCAATGGGTTTGCCCACCGAGACATAAAACCCGAAAATATAACAGTAACCGAACAAGGCAAAGTATTGTTGATTGATTTTGGATTTCTTACGCATAGTGGAGACGCAATTATTCCTGGAAAAGGAACTGCTTTGTATCAATCTCCCGAAAATATGAATAAAATTCCAATGACATTTGATGATTTAACGGCATCTGATATATATTCTCTTGGCGTGACAATTCTCTTTATGATTTTGCCGTATAGTGCTGATAAAAATATTTTATTCAATACTATTCGTTCAGGAGCACAAGTTGCCATAGAGTTCAATAATAGTAATTTTATTAAGAGCCTAGACATACTTGAAAAGAATAAGCCAGAGTTTAAAAAAAATAAAATAATAGAAGAGTGTAATCAGCAATTAAGTCGCGTATTTGGACTTACTATGGATTCATTTTTCAGCGATACTCCGCGAATGAGGATTAGCGCGGCAGAACTAAAATCTATATTGTTAGAATCGTCCAAATCGTTTTCTCTCGGTGGTAGCAAGAAGAGGCGGACCTATAAAAAGTCGACCCGGAAAGGACGCAAGAAGAGAAGCGTCCCAAAAACAAATCGTCGTAGGCGCCATTAGTTATGCGCCGTAGGCGCCCTTCAGTTATGCGCCGTAGGCGCCCTTCAGTTATTTGTAAACCCATATTTTACAAATAATAATACCTCTAATACTTGGACCACTTGTCATTGTTGAAACTGCTCAGCACCAACAGCTTGTCCTTGTTGGCCTTCCAGAACTCAACTTTCATATCCAGTTCGCGCTCTTCCGCCGTCCTCGGCACCACGCGGTTCTTCTTCGCGTCCATTAGTGCCTGGTCTGCCGCCGTAATTTGCGGTCTCACGCCATAACAATTCACACCCAAACGCACATTCGGGTTGGCAAAATAGCCTCCATTTACACCCGGTCTTCCTAAATCATGTTCGTGTCCTTTCAGTTCTTGTAGCCGCGCCCACGTCGCCTTTTGCGTGGGGAAATAGGCGTGTTGGCCTTCGCTCCAGCCATAACTCGTCCATTCGGCCCCGCCCATATAGGACGCCTCTATTTCATCATACTTTGCCAGTCTGGCCCCCATCGCGCGGCAAACCGCCTTGGCATCCTCATAGTTATAGAGGTTGTTGCTCACGTTGAAAACCTCTTCTTTTGGTCCGATGGCATCTTCCGCCTTCTTTTCTTGTTCAACCTTCTTCGTCTCAAAAAGGCTCGCCCAATCCACATCGCCAAAAAGCGCCGCCACAATATCAATCTTGAATATGTATTTGAAAAACTGGATGATGAGAAGCACGGTCAAGAACAAATATGCCTTGGATTCCAGGAATGCCACGGACCACGGTTTCTCACCCGCGCCCATTGGGATTCCAAAGATGGCAGTTCCCACGCGGAACAACAAGAGAAATCCGAGTATCTCTAACACCGAGTAGGCATTATCCAAATACGCCTTTGTGGATTTTTTCAAATCCTCCCAGAACGTGTCTTGTTTTTTAGTTTCCAACGAATAGTAATAGGCGACACCAGCACCAATGAATAAAACAAAAAATATTACATCCACAAAACTCGCCTTTGTATGATGGTCTTCGTCATCAAAAAACAGATTCATAATCCCGTAAATCATAAAATAAATTGCTAAAAATCCAACTGTAAATAATGTCGTATTGGCATCAAAATAATTGTCGGCCGGGTCAGGCACTTTTCTTTTATCGGACGCCATTCGTATATTACTTCACGTGAAATTATTATGATGCAATTCTGTAAAATAAACAATATGCCATCGGGCTAACAATAGAGGCGGGATTTTCAATGACCGACACGTTGCTATCATCGTAGTGAATCCATTTGTTCGCCGATTCGTTTTTCACAAACGCCGTATAGTGTCCGCCCGCTGGCCCCCCAATGTGATTACAGACAGCATACAGGTTGTAAATGTATTTATTCGCGCGATATCCCTCTACATAGGTGGAGAGGTCAAGTCCCGTCAGGGGAAAATCCACCACGTCGTTGATGCGCTCAATCCGGTGTCCGCGTGTCTCAAACCGCTTCAGCGTGATAATCAATACAGAGGGGAGACTCCAAAAAAGCGTCCGTTTGCTGACCACCTCTTTCTGCCCCGTTTTCTCATTGAACCACATATTGTCGCCGACCAGCTCTTCTGGTGCAACAAATAGGTTGAAACAGTTTGTCAGCGTGGGCGACACGCGGTCAATCGGCAAATCAACGATGAAGAATTGTTCGGGTTTTTGGGAATGGACGAGAGAGGCATTACGGATTTCAGTCACGCTGATTCCGTAAAAGAGTTCCATGATTTCGGAATATTCGGTGGAATACATAGTGGACAACATTTGGTAGCAGGTGAGCGCGAGTGTGTCTGTGGAGGAGCGCGGTTTCCCGCTGATATTGACTTTGACGGAGCGCATAATGGCGGTGTGAAAACAGTTGATGATGAACCGGAGAAACTCGCTCACGTCATTTTGGGCGTAACCCGTGAAAACCTCTATGCCTTTTTTGGTTGCGATTTCTTGGACCGCGCTGACAAACCGGAGAGGCCGGACGACGCCATTGCTGGACCACATGAGTTGGACCAGGGATTTCCATTCGTTGAATATGCGAATATCCAGAGAGGTGCCGACCATTTTACTCTGGACCGCGGGTTTGTCAAAAACGGCGTGGAGTTCGTAGGTATGTGAAATGGCCTGGAGACACGAATTGAGAAAACACGTGTTTCCGAGATTGACGAGGCCCGTGAATCCGTTTGCTGTATAGTTTTCTTTGGTAATATTCATTGAACAAAATTATATATAGAGAAGAGGCAAAACTCTTTATACCATTCAATTTTATTATGGACATTTCAATGGCACATACGCAAGTAAACCAACAAACGCAAGTAAACCAACAAACGCAAGTAAACCAACAAACGCAACGACAGAATCTATACACGGTATTGGCCGACCTTCAAAGTAACCACCGACGGTATTTACAGGTGATGGACGACGCCTTGGAAATCATCCGAGAACAACGACCAATGAGAGGTGGATTCCAAAGTAGTTTATCTGGCTATAGAGAGAGTACTACCGCAACCGCAACCACAACGGCAGGTACTGCCGCAGCTACTGCCGTAGGTAATGATACATTGTCGTTTGAGTTTGTAAGTGTTATGAATCCGGCCACAATCTTGGCGATGATGAGAGACGCGAGTGGGTCCGACCTTCTAGGCTTTAACCAAAACCAGGTGGGTCCAGTTCAAGACATTTCAAACAACACAACTGTGTATCAACAACCCGAGTTGCCAGAACCCGCAACTTGCCCGATTACATTGGAACCAATAGAGGTGGGTACAAATGTAATGAAAATCACGCGATGCGGACACGTGTTTAAAGAGGCGCCTCTGAGACGCTGGCTCTTGCGCGATGGACGATGTCCAGTTTGTAGAGGTAGTCTTAGTTAGGGGTTATTATAACAAACATTGAAGTAACTTGTTAGAGGTTTGCTGCTATCACAGCTGCATCTACACGTTTGAAGATTGAAAATTGTGTATACCAAAAAACAAAATTGCTTGCCGAACGTAGTCATAGTTCTCGGGTGAATAGATGCGAGAAAACTTATTTTTATCATTATCGCCAATGACAATGGTCATAAAACTGATTACATCTTTGTCCTCAATGTCTCTGTAGCAATCTTCCAATAAACCATTCTTAAAAATATTAGTAGAAATGTTAGCACTATGGTCTGGGCGATATACGTTTTTAAAAGTGCCTCTAATCAAATCAAAAAATATTGGGTGGTCTCTCAGTGTAATTTCTTTGACGGGATTCTTAATGTCTGGTATTTTAGTAACAATGTCATAAACAAACGCATTTGTGAGAGGTTCACCCTTGTACAATGTAAACAATAGTCGTAATATGGTTGTTTTTTTGAGTAAATCCGATTTGGACAACAATATATTCTTTATGATATCCCGGTATTTCGGGTCATTTTGAATCATACTATACAAATCTTCCAATTCTAAATCTATTCTTTTTTTGACATAAATGTTTTCATCTATGTCTTTTCTATCTTTTACACTATCTATATTCCCTGAAAGCAATTCAATCATTGTTTTTCCGTCTTCATTCTTTGGTATAAAATCAAATATGCTGTTTTTTTTATCCGGCGACACAATCGGCATTTTGCGTATGTATTTTTTAGATTCTGAAAATTCAGACTCGTTATGTATACAGTTCTCGCCATTTGCGTCACAACGAGTCTTATGGATAAGGCCGCCTCTCTGTTGTCGTTTTGTATTTCTCCTATTTTTATTATACCCACCCTTCTTTTTGTTTCTCCTTTTTGTTTTTTTGCTTGCCATTATACTATTCTATGACAAAATAACATCATTTTTATTTACACCGGATGATTGAAGTATTTGCGCCGATACCGCGTCATTGCCTTGTCTGTAATATTGCCTCTCAACACCGTTTTCAACATCTTGTCAAAATCGCGGAGCATTTCAATGATGAAATGGATGGAATACACGCCACATTCCGTGTTTTTCTTCTGGTGTTCTTTTTTGGACGCGATAAACTTATACTCGGGATGCGTTTTGTTCACCATTTTCACAAATCGGCGGATTTCGGCGGGAACGCCGCCGTTGGCGCTATCAAAAAACACGATGGTTTTCTTCGGCACGCTTACAAAAAGCGACACCCAATGCGACCCCGGCTGGTCGTGTTTGTCTAAATTAAACACGGCTGCGAATCGGTGTTTGCCTCTCAACACCGACTTTGCCAAATTGAACTTACACAACATATCTTCCACGCATGTGCCACTTGCCTTGTCAATTATAAAATCGTAATCAATAGAGGTTGTTCCTAAATATTCAAAATCCGTGTATTTTTGCTCGTATTGTTTCATTACGGCATCAATATCCAGGTTGGTGAGCCACTCAATGGGGTTCTTGAACCATTCGGGCGGGTGGTCGGGGGCGAACAACTGGTTCTCTATCATAGTGCGTTTCTCTGGGTCGTCTATTTCGCTGAGCCAGCACCTCTCATCTTCACATTGGAGGCGCATTTTGAGCTCGTACCAGATGAGGGCGGGTCTGTCCGCAATAATCTTGTTGTCGGGGTGGTCCTTGTTGTATTCGTCGCGCAGCGTTAATAGAGCCTCTACTGTCATACATGATTGGGGAACGGGTGAATTGGTGACGGCGGGATTACAATTGAGAGACCGAAACTTACGCGTTGGTCTTTTTCGTTTCGTGTGGGCCATTCTATATAGTTATTTCTCAAATAAGTATTTGAGAAATACATCAAGCAAAAAAAACAACAAACACTAAGATTATCTTATGAGAGCACTTATGCCTTCTTTGCGACAACCTTCTTTACAATCTTCTTGGCTTCAACAGGGGCCTCTACAGGGACAGGGACAGGGACAGGGGCAACAACAACTTTGACAGGCTCAGGCTCGTCATCACTGTCCTCCACTTGTGTAGGGGGAGGCGCCTCAACCGCCTTCTTAACAATGGAAACGGCCTTCTTTTCCGGCGCAGCAGTGGCCGAAGGCGCAGGAACATCATCGGCATCCTCAGCACTGCCATTCTCAATGGCAACACGCTCATCCTCCGACAAATTAATATGGCAAGTGCCAAACACAGTCGCAACTTGCTTGGGCTTGACAACACACTGTACAAGCTTCCAGGTAACACCCCAGCCCTTGCCGCCAATCCAGATGCCACCACACTGGATAACACACGCAACATTGCTGAGCTTGGGAATCAAGTGAGCAGGAGTAATCTCCTCATTCTCACAGGGGAACAACAAGTTCTTGTTCACATCGTAAATCTCAACATTCCATCGGTTGTCCTTCTCGTAATAAGGGACCTTGGCACTAATACTGGGACTCTTGGTCAGGTCCGACTTCTTGGTGCCCTTCACCTTGGGGTACTTCAAAGTGGGGAAGAAGGTGTGCTTCAAAATGCCCTTGTCCAAAGGCTCGCCCCACCAGAGGTCGGAGTTCCCAACAGCGGCATCCAACACAGCCTCCTCAAAGGCCTTCATCTTCTCCAAGAACGCATCGGTGCTCTTGTTGGTGTATCCCTCGCTAGGGAAGGAGAGTGAGATGCTGTATTTGCCATCACTCACACCGGTGGTGGGGTCTACAAAATCGCTGACACCCCAGGTGTTCATCATCGGGGTGGTTGTGGCCAATGCGCGGCCAGTTTGGGTGCTAATCAGATTGATGGATTTTCCGCCCTTGTCGTTCACCTTGGGAGGCATAAACTTGAAGGCAGCGGGAGTCCAGATAGAGTTGTCTAGTACGGGGGATTGGGCAGTTGAGGTCATTCTTGTTATATTATGGGGGGTATCTTTATATTGATTACCAATATATTTTGTTTCGTTTTCAATTTTTTGGACAGCCTCCTCTCCTGCGGAGGAGGAGGCTGTACAAGAAACCCCGCATCGCGAAAACTTAACGTTTTCGCTGATTTTCGGGCTCCCTAAGGGCGCCCGAAATAAGAACTTCTGGAAATGCGGGCGCATTTCCAGAACAACTTTGCGCAATTTTTTGGGTTCCCCTCCCACCCGTAGGGGTAGGAGGGGCACGCTAAAAACACCCTACCGATGAAACACTGCGTGTTTCATCAGTACGCAATTTTTTGGCTCGCAACACGGTGTTGTATAACAATAAAAGCATAAACACAATGTCTAGATACAGAATATATGCTTTCAAAAATGGCGCGACCTCTCATTACCAAAAAAGATTTATACGGTGATCTCACCAAAAACCGCATCGTAGATTTGAAAAACATCGCCAAGCATTTTGGGCTGCGTTTGTCGGGCACAAAACCGGAGCTCATTCATAGGATTACCCATTTTAGAAAAGAGGGCGACGCCGCGACGACGATTCAGCGTCACGTGAGAGGGCATTTTGCGCGGTCCTGGATGTTTCTGAAAGGTGCCGCCAAACGCAGCGTCTGTGTCAACGACACCGACTTTTATACGATGGACCCCCTTGACGAAATCCCATACACCGAATATATTGAATACTCGGATAGCACCGGGGTGCGTTATGGCTTCAACGTGCGCTCCCTCTATTACTTACTCTCTAAAATGAAGAAGTTTGACAACCCGTATACACGTGAAGATATGAAACCCGGTTTAGGCGAACGGTTTATTCGCCTGATACGACTGATCAATGTCGTTTTCCCCGAAAACACGATTATTGCGCCGGAAGACAAAGTGGTGGAAGTCATCACGAACCATGAACTGGAACGCCGACGATTGAACGGACTCTTTATCAATATTGATGCTATGGGGCATTATACGAGCGCGGATTGGTTGATTCAGTTATCAAATCCGGAATTGATTATGTTTGTAACGCGCCTCTATTATATTTGGGTGAAACAGACCGCGGCGTTGCGGAATCTGATTTGTCCCGGAATCAACCCGTTCCAAATGGCCGAGACGGTCAGTATGCGCGAACAAACCAGAGAGGAGAATTGCGCGATTATTGTGCGGATTGGTGAATTGCTGGTTGGGTCAGCGGCGGAAGAGGACCACCGCAATTTGGGCGCAATGTATTTTATGACGGCACTCACAGTGGTCTCCAGACCGGCGCGAAATCAAATGCCGTGGTTGTATGACAATTTCTTCGTTTTGATTAGTTGAGTCAGAAAACACTCACAAATCACACTCAAAAATATAAATGGTATAAACTACTTAAAAAGGATACCCTATAGTGTTATATAAAATGGTTCGTGCTTCCAAAACTGCTTCTGCTTCTACTGCTTCCACTGCTACCCCCACTGTTGTTTCTGTTGCCATTGAGGTCCCCTCCGCTGCCCCTGCCGCCGCCGAGAAGAAGGTCCGCAAGCCCAAGGCCGCTGTTGAGGCCGCTGCCCCCGTTGTTGCCCCCGTTGTTGAGGCCGCTCCCGCTGTTACCCCTGTTGCTACCGAGTCTGCCGAGGTCGTCGTTGATACCTCCTCCAAGTTGGCCGAGTTTGGCGCCAAGATTAACCAGGTCGGCGCTCTGTTGGCCTCCATCAAGGCTGACTACAAGGCTTTGGAGAAGACCATCGCCAAGGACTTGAAGAATGCCAGCAAGTCCAAGAAGTCCAAGAAGTCTTCTACCCCCAACCCCAACAGACAGGCCTCTGGCTTCGTCAAGCCCTCCGCCGTCAGTGAGGACCTCCTCAAGTTCTTCGGCAAGGAGGCTGGCACCATGATGTCCCGCGTTGAGGTCAGTAAGGAGATCACCGCTTACATTGAGAAGAACAGTCTCAAGGACAAGGACAATGGCAGACAGATCAACCCTGATGCCAAGCTCACCAAGCTCTTGAAGGTTGGTGCTGGCGAGGTCCTCACCTATTTCAACTTACAGAGATACTTGAAGATCCACTTCATCAAGGCTGAGAAGGCATAAAGCCTTAAAGCGACTGTAAAAGCTTTATAAAAGCGACCGTCAAAGCCTTAAAGCGACTGTAAAAGCCTTAAAGCGACCGTCAAAGCTTCATAATAAACAATTAAAAAATAACAACAAACAAGTGTTTATTGTTATTATAACGGCAAAGATTTACACATTTTTACTCACAACCTTACGATGTGAATGAGCAAATGTGTAAAACAAGCATGTATAAATCTTAAATTGTGTAAACAATTTAAATACACAACACATAATTGAGTATTAATGCAAGACGCAAACAACGTATGGTCATTTGACAAGCCTCCGGTAAAGCCTCCTATAAAGCCTCTTACTCCTACTCCCTCGGAAGCCAGTCCTTGGTCTCTACAACCAATACAAAACCAAGGTATTAGTTTGGAAGCCGAAATCCAGCGTTATATATTAACAACAAAGCCCCAGCTCGTGATTTTGACTCCCTGTTACAACAGCTCAATGTATGCCGGGTACACCGAATCCCTCTTGAAAACGATGTTCCTCTGTAAAGACATGAATATTCCAACCACCGTCCATTTTTGCCGCAACGACAGTCTCGTAAGTCGCGCGCGAAATAATCTCATTGCGAAGGCGATGAGTATTACCGAAGCCACGCATTTCTTGTTTATTGATGCCGATATCACGTGGGACCCCCACGATATCATTAAGCTGCTGCTCGCGGACAAACCAATTGTCGGCGGCATTTACCCCATCAAGCATTACCAGTTTGATAAAGTGGCGGCCAATCCCAATATGATGAACGAATTGATGGAGCGAAAGAAGAAATCACAGTTGGACGGGTTGCTGTCTAACGAAGAATATATCCAGATGAATATGGTGCGATACAATATCAATTATATGTCCAATATGCTGTCTATCCAGAATAATCTGACCAAGGTAAAGCATTTGGCAACGGGGTTTATGATGATTAAACGCAGCGTGATTGAGACAATGTCGCGCGCGTTTCCTCAAACAAAATATGTGGATGATGTGGGTTTCTTGTCGGGGAATGAGAACGACTATGCTTTTGCGCTGTTTGATTGCGGGGTAGAGGAGGGGCATTATTTCTCGGAGGATTGGCTGTTTTGCCATCGGTGGTCAAAAATGGGCGGAAGCATTTTTGCCGATGTGACTATTAATTTGGACCACACCGGTATTGAAACCTATCGTGGGTCGTTTATTTCATCCATTATGTAAATAATAATAACAACGTGTGTGTTGGTATTATCATGAAAAAACGGAAAACCCGTCTTTCTTTATTTGTTTTTGTTTTTGTTTTTGTTTTTGTTTTTGTTTTTGTTTTTGTTTTTGTTTTTGTTTTTGTTTTTGTTTTTGTTTTTGTTTTTGTTTTTGTTTTTGTTTTTGTTTTTGTTTTT